TGTGTTCTCCATCATCATCCTGAACAGAATATGCTCCATCATTCTCTTTTCCATTTACTGTAAGGATATACATCAAACCAATTCACAAGCTTCTTGGTATATTTCTTGAAGAACTTTCTGTACTTTAGATTTGTCAAGTTTAATTTCTGCTTCCTCAATATACCTATTCAACACTGAGATAGTATCTTCAGATTCAAATGCTTCAAACTCCTCTGCTTCATGAATTGCAAAGTTTTCTACTACTTTAAGTTCTGCTACATTCGCACCATATAACTTATCAATAAATTTTTCAAACTTAGTTATATCTGATTTCTGTCTAACAATAACTTTTACAATCTTATTTTCTAATTCTCTAGCATCAAACAATTGATAATCAGTATCTTTATAATAAACAATATGATGTAATCTATATGGATTATTTACAGGAGTATGCTCAAAAGTCTCAGTATCCCATACATGAAATCCTCTTTCAGTATCATTTACGTCACCCCAGAACATCTCATAAGGATTTCCTAAGTAATGCACAGGTTCCTGTATGGATCTACAATGATAATGTCCAGAATATACTTTTTCAAATCCATCGAATGGAGTAGTTGCCATTCCATGTTCCATAACATGACCAGCAGTAGCTTGGAAACCATTTAATTCTAAATGACCCATTACTACTTTACAATTAGATTTTTTAACTCTCTTAAAAGTTTCTTCTTCATTCTCATTATTAATCCAAGGAACAAAAAGAACTTTCGTATCTCCTAGTTTAACTTCTTGAGTTTCTGCATATATTTTTACATTATCATATTCTCTCAACAGTAAATCCACTGCATTGATATCATTTGTATTCTTATAATAAGCAGTATGATTTCCAACAATAGTATGAACCGTACATCCTAATTCTTTAAGTCTATCAAAATAATTATCCTTTGCCCATGCCAATGCATTAAAATTAATTCCTGTGCGATTGTCGAAAGTATCTCCCATATCAACAACCGTAGTAATCCCTTCCTTCTCTAAGAAAGGGAAAAATACATCATTATAAAACTTCAGAAAGTAATCATGAAAAAGTTTAGAATTTTTTCGTGCTCCGAAGTGCTGATCAGTTATGATTGCAATCTTCATTAATTACGCAATTTGGAATGAACAGCATCTTTGATTGAATTATAGTCTGAATAATTAGATCCGTCAATCTTATTGTCATCATTAAAAACTTCTTGATAACCAGACTTCTCAATAATCTTATTCTTAATCTCTAACTGACGTTTCTCTCTTTGTATCCTACGGAGAAATGCGTAATGTATGATCTGAGTAAAGTAAGCAAAAGGATTCTTGGATTTCTCTGGATTAAAATTATGAATGTATTGAACGCAATTTTCGATTCCATCAGAGATCATGTCCTC